CCATTATTGATCTTTTATCATATAACACATACATGAACAGCGTATATGCTAACTTCGTTGGTAATGAAATGTTCCTTGATAGTGCTATTTTAAGAGACAATATTGTTTCAAGAGCAAAGATGTTAGGCTATACTCCAAGAAGTGCTAGAGGTGCTACAGCTTATCTTCATGTAACTATCACACCAACAGGATCACCAGACAGTGTATTGATTCCTGCTAATACTATTTTTACATCTACTGTAGATGGTCTTGATTACAAATTTGTTACCGTTAATGGCTTTATAGCTAACTCATCTACATTACCTGCTTATTCAGCAAACGTAGCATTAAAAGAAGGTGAACCACTTACTCAAAGATATACGGTTGATAGTAGTAATCCTGTTAAATATCTCTTACCTAATCCAGGATCTGATACATCATCACTTAAAGTAAGAATTCAAGAAAGTATTTCTAATACGTCAGTGACATCTCATACACTTGCAAATGATCTAACAGCAGTTAGTGCTAACAGTAATGTATTTTTTATACAAGAAAGCACCGAAGGTCAATACGAAGTATTGTTTGGTGATGGTGTTTTAGGTAAAGCTCCTAGAGATGGAAACATAATTATACTTGATTATCAAGTCGCAAGTGGATCAATTGTAAATGGAGCTAACACATTCTCAGGTCCTTCAACTATTGGTGGCTTTTCAAACTATACATTTACTCTCTCAGGTAAAGCTGCTGGAGGCGCAGAAGCTGAAACTATTGATGAAATTAAGTTCAATGCTCCAAAGAATTTTGAAAGACAGGGTAGAGCAGTTGTTGCCGAAGATTATAAAAGAATTTTACTTGCTGAAGCAGGAGATTTACAAACAGCTTCTGTATGGGGTGGTGAGGATAATGATCCACCTATCTATGGTAAAATCTTTATAGCAGCAAAGCCTAGAGTTGGAAATCTTTTATCAGCTCAAAGAAAAACTGAACTAGTTGCTTTATTGAATAAAAATAATGTTGTATCTATACAGCCAGAGTTTGTTGATGCATCATTCATATATGTTGATCCAACAATTAAGATAAACTATAGATCTGCAGATACAACTTTATCTGCTAGTGATTTATTCACAAAAGTAAGCACCGCAATTACAGACTTTGAATCAAATACACTTAATGATTTTCAAACTAAATTTAGAGCATCAAATTTTGAAAGACAACTTGACAATGCTGATCCTTCATTTGTAAGTAACTATACAACATATAGAATGATTAGAAGATTCTCACCTAATACTAATACAGCTACAACATATAGCATTGCATTTAACAATGTGATCTTTAATCCACATACAGGGCATCAAGGAGCTATATCCTCTACCTCATTTAGATTCCAAGATCAAGATTGTTTTATTGATGATAATGGTGAAGGTCAAATTCGAATTTTCTATCTGGGTACAAACAACGTAAAGACATATATTAGTAGAACAGCTGGTACAGTTGATTATAATACTGGAATTGTTACAATTAACGGTATCAATATTACAAGCTCAACTCAAATATCTATATTTGCTAAACCAGCTATAGATGATGTGAATTCAGTAAGAAACCAAATTATGCTTCTTAGAGGTGTTACTGTCGAACTTTATGATGAAACAACTGGATCAACTACAATTAGTGGTTCTGTAGCGACAGCAGGATCTACTGCTTCAGTTTTATCTGAAACAGTATCGGTGGTATCAACAGGTACTACATCAGGTGTTCCATCATTGGTGTACTAAATGACAACAAACTTAAAAATAAGTACTCAAATTGAAAACCAACTTCCTGACTTTGTCAGAGATGAAGGACCAAATCTTGTTGCCTTTCTAAAAGCATATTATGAATGGATGGAAACAAATCAACAAGCCACTGATGCAATGAAAAACTTGATTGTTAATCAAGACATCGATACAGCACTTTCAAACTACATTGAATATTTTAGAAGAGAAATTATTCCATCTTTTCCACAAGAGATGAGAGCAGATAAACAATTTATAATGAAAAGAATAAAAGATCTTTATAGATCTAGAGGTGCTGAACAATCATATAAGTTGTTGTTTAGAATTCTTTACAATGAAGAGATTGAAATATATAATCCTTCAGAACAAATTCTAAAAGCATCAGATGGTAGATGGGTTACAGAAACATCTATTAGACTTGGCGATCCAGCAACAGGTAATACGTTTGCTTTGCTTGGTCAATCTATTACTGGAGCAACTTCAGGTGCAACTGCAAAGATTGAACGTATTACACAAACATCAGAATCTGGTCTTCTTGTGAAAGAAAGTTTTCTTTCCAACATTGCTGGTACATTTAGAGATGGTGAAGTAGTTAGAGATAGTGCAAATACAATCACTGCAACTATCTATAATATTTCTGGTCCTCTCACAGGTATTACTTTTAATGATGCAGCTGAGCCTGGAGTTGGCCATCAGCAAGGTGATTCAGTTACAATCTCAGGTGCTGGTAGTACTAGAGATGCAACAGGTACCATTGCTTCTATTGATAATGCATCAGGTATTAGAGTTGCTGTTGTATCTGGCGGCACTGGCTACAGAGTTACTCCAGCATCTGGCGATGCATCATTAGGTGGGGTTGTTAATCTTTCAGGTGGTTCTGGTGTTGATGCTCGTTTCTATATTTCATCCATTTCAAATACAAGTACAGTATCATTAAGTAATAATGACATTCGTCCAATGGCAAATGTAGTTTTAAGTACTGGACCTACTTTTGTTTCTTTAGGAACAAATACATCTCCAGTATCTTCTAATCTTGCAAGTGCTAATATTAGCTCAACCATAGCAAGTGCACTAAACTTTAACGATACTACTGTAGGATCAATTAACACAATTAGTGTAACAAACTTTGGTAAAAGATATGCTGCTAAACCAACAGCAACAGCAATCGATCAAGAAGTTGCTGAACTTGCAATTCCAGATCCAGGTGGTATCAGAGGTCAAAATGCTGTATTGAGAGTTGACTATGAGCCAGGTGCAATTGCATCTATCAACATTCAAGATTCAGGTCAAGCATTCAACAAATATAGACTTGCAACTATCACAAACAATACAAGAACTCCAACAAGTGGAACAGAACCAAAACAATTTGGTTCAGGTTTCCCGGGAACAACATCAGGTTATAATACTACAGGATTTGGATCCACATTTGGTATCTTCCAATATGATGGCAAGTACATTGATACAAAAGGATTCTTGTCTGGTGATATGAGATTGCAGGATAACTTCTATTACCAGGATTTTTCATATCAAATTGAATCAGACAACTTTATAAGAAAGTATAGAAAATTTGTAAATGATATCTTACATCCAGCTGGTACAAAGATGTTTGGTCATGTAAGACTACAATCAACTATATCTGCTGCTATCACAGTATCAAGTAATGTTCAGACAGCAAACTCAACTACAAGAACATTTGATACAACTGAAAACACATTTGACTCATCACTGATTACTTTTGACAAAGGTTAGCATAAATAAACTAAACAGAGGTTCATATGGCTATTAAATTTGTAGGCGTTGGTTCAGCAACTAATGATGGTACTGGTGATAACATCAGAGTTGGTGGCCAGAAAATAAACAACAACTTTAGTGAGATCTACACTACATTTGGTAGTGGGACTGCACTTACTCTACACAATACTGCAGCAGCTAACACATATGTAAATGCGCAGATTGGTGGAACGAACACTGCCATCAGAGCTTTAGTAAGTGATAGAATGCAAGTTGCTAATTCAGAAGCAGCTGGTGTCACTTCTGCTATTTACGTCAATGCTAATACAACATCAACATTTACTAGACCAAACTCTACTACTTTCCAATTGCAGCATGGTCCTTCAACTACATCACAATTTACGATTACTAATAATGGATCTTCAGCTTATAGATTTGAACCATATGGTTATGAAAATCAAGATAATCCAAACATCTTTGCTATAAGTGGAACAACTATTGCAATTAACATTGATTTAGGTGGAGCTCATCCTTTAGCAATTCAATCACAAAGCGGTACTAACTATAGCAATGGATTATTCCATGTATCTACAACAGGTGTTGTTTCACAGAATGCAGCAGCTCAAAATCAGACGTCTGGTACCTTGTATTGGAGAATTCCTGAAAATATTTCTGGTAATTATAGATATCAATGTACATCGCATGCTGCGATGAGAGGTAATGTTTGTATTAAAGCCATAGCGGGTATCTAATAATGTCTGGTACTATAAAGAAAAATTTTGGAATCTTTAACGCAGCTCAGTTTAAAGAAGCATTTGATGAAGCGTCTCCAAGCAGAGTATATTTGTTTGTAGGTGGTGTACAGCCATTTGCAAATGATTCAAATGTACCTACTCCAATAGAGAGCACACAAACAACAGACTACGATATTTATAGATCATTGATAGCAGCCAAGAAAGTTAGAGCAACAGACGTATCGCATTCTATTCCAAGATACAACTGGGTTAGTGGTACGGTTTATACTGAATACGATAACAGACGTAATTTATTCTCAAATAATTTTTATGTATACACTGACGATAGAAACGTATACAAATGTCTGTTTAATAATAAAGGCGCTGCTTCAATAAACAAACCAACCGGTACCCCTACATCCCAGATTATCACACAAGGTGATGGATACAAATGGAAGTATATGTATACCATCTCTGGTGCTGAAGAAAACAAATTTGCAACAGCAGTACAAATACCAGTTAAGGTAGTTTCTGCTAACGATGGTTCTTCTCAGTTTACTGTACAACAGGCAGCTGTAAATGGCAACATTGAAATTTCAGATGTAAGATCTGGTGGAAGTAGCTATCTTTACAATATCGGAACTATTACAGCAACATCTAATTCCTCTGTAATGAGATTAGCTACTTCAGCTAATACAGTTGACGATGCTTACGTTGGATCGGTCATTTATATTGACTCTGGCTTAGGTGCTGGATTGTCAGATGAAATTATTAACTATACCGGGTCAACAAGAGAGGTTACATTAAAAACTGGATTGGCTACAACTCCTAATACTTCAACAACTTATATTATTGGACCAAAAGTAACTATCACCGGTGATGGCACCGGTGCTACAGCATTTGCTAATGTTACAAATAGTGGTGCTGTAAATTATATCAACATGATTGATAGAGGTCAAAACTATTCTAAAGCTACTATTGCTATTACTGCAAACACAGGTACAGGTGCAAATGCTGTAGCATATATTTCTCCTCCTGGCGGCCATGGATCAAAAGCTAGAGATGAGCTGGGTGGATCAAATATTATGGTCAATGTTATTCTTGATGGACTAGAAGCAAACACTATTCCAGCTAACAATGATTTTAGAGTGTTTGGTTTAATTGCAGATCCTCTATTAGCAGACGGTACAGCTGCTAATAATGTGAACTATGAATTTACTACAAGACTAACTCTTACTGGTGCTACTGGAGGATTTGTTTTAGATGAAAAGATTACTGGGGCAACTTCAGGTGCAACAGCCAATGTTGTATCGTTTGCAAATACAAATGCCACTGGTACAAATGGTGTGCTAAGAATACTAAATATAGATGGAAATTTCTCATCTGGTGAAAATATTACTAGCTCTGGTGGTACTTCAGCAGGTGTTAGTAGTATCAAAGGATCAGATTTACAATTCTTCAAAGGTAATGTTTTGTATGTAGAACATAGATCTCCAATTGTAAGAGATGCACTACAGACAGAAGATTTTAAACTGAATATAGCGTTTTAGGGTAAGACATGGCCAATACTGATATTAATTTTAACGTTGATCCTTATTATGATGATTTTGACACCGGTAAGAATTTTCACAGAATTTTGTTCCGTCCAGGACTAGCAGTTCAGGCTCGTGAACTTACTCAGTTACAAACTATCTTACAAAACCAAATTGAAAGAATTGGTGACCATCTGTTCAAAGATGGTAGTGTTGTTAACGGTGGCCAGATTCATTTAGATTATGAAATCAAATATGTTAAACTCGCAAACAATGAAATTGCTTCCAATTACAACGGTAAAGTTCTTCAAGGTAATACATCCATAGCAAGAGCTAAAGTTGTTAAGACTATTGAAAGACAAGGTGCAAACACACCTACATTGTTTGTAAAATATCTTGATGGTAATAGAGCTAATGCTGAAGGATTTGTTGTTGCCTCAGTAAATAGTACTGCTTATAGTCTTGAGCTTAATAGTACTATATCACAAACCAATGACCACTACAACGGAAAAGTTATTAAACTAGTTGGTGGGCCTGGTAAAGGTCAACAAAGAAAGATTGTAGATTACATTGCAAACTCAACTGTACGTACTGTTGTTCTTAATGAGGCTCTAGATAGTAATCCTACTACTGACTCACGTTTTACTATCTTTGATACAACAGAACAATTTGTTCTTGGAGACAGATTGTTTGAGGTTGGTAATGCAGGAGTAGTTGCAAACGTTGCTCTTACTGTTCCATCTGGTACGGTAACAGGAAACGCGTCGGCTGTTGGTGTTGACGAAGGTGTTTACTACACAAGAGGTACTTTTGTAAGATCAGCACCTCAATTTTTGATCTTAGATCCTTACAGCACTAAGCCTACTAATGTTGTTGGTTTATCTATTACTGAAAGTATTGTAAGATCAGCTGCTGATACAACACTCTTAGATCCAGCTCAAGGTTCATTTAACTATACTGCTCCTGGTGCTGACAGATGGAAGATTGCTCTTACGTTAGATAAGAAGCCAGTTCGCTCAAATGCAAATGTAGCTTCTAATAACTTTATTGAATTATTAAGAGTTGAAAACGGTGCTCTCACAAAGGTTATTGAATTTCCAAGATATAATAAAATTGGTGAAGAGTTAGCAAGAAGAACATTTGACGAATCAGGAAACTACACAGTTAGACCTTTTAAGTTAAACTTTAGAGAATTTGCAGCAGAAGCTAAAGGTGTTATTGCTTCTGCTTCTGGAACAACGATAAGACTTGATGATGAAAATGTTGGCACACTTCGTGGTAGATTATCAGCTAACAATGATTATTATAATGGACAAAAAATTGTTATTCACGATCCAAAATCAGTTGCCAGAGGTCAAGAAAAAACAATTAATGATTATGATGGAGCATCAACAACACTTACTCTAGATTCTGCTTTCTCAGCCACACCAGGGGCTAACGATTCATTTACTATCTTTAATCCTGTGAATTATGTTGCCTCACTCAGCCAAGGTAAGGCATATGTTGAAGGATATGAATTTGGTACTTTGGGAGTTTCTCATCTTACTATGAACAGAGCAAGAGACTTCTTGCAAGTTGACAATGCTGATATCTATAACCAGATGGGTAACTTTATTAGAGTTGATGACATTGGTCCAATAGATAATTCAATCTCTGGTATCAGTCAATTTGATCCAACTGCATTTAGCACTGTACACTTACATTATGTTCCAAGAGATACTATCTCTACTACCAACACTGATCACTATCAAAATACAGTTATTGGTACAGCACGTGTAAGACAATTATCAGATAGTGGATCTGATTCTACAGATAATCCAGGCCGTATCTATAATCTTCATCTATTTGATATTAGAATTTCAAATACTGTAACCGGTACTGTTGCGCAAGCTAACTCAACTCTTAATCAAGTTCATCTTGCTAATAATGGTTCATCACCATCTGTTGACGATATCTATAACGGTGCTACTATCACAGTTACTAATCCTGGTGAAACAACTGGCACAGATGCTATTATTTCAGATTATAATGGTACAAGAAAACTAGTTACTCTTGCATCTAATCTTCAAGCTCAGACACAACCCGGATCCACATATACCATCTCATTTGGTACAAAAAATATTAGATCAGTTAGTATTCCAGATAGTTCATCTGCTGTAACCAAACTTATTGTATCAGCAAACGTTGCCCTTAATGGCCATGTTGATTCAAGCTATGCAGCTAATACAAAAATTAGAGACACTGGTCAAAACAAACTTGTATTGCCAATGCCTCACAATGTTATCAAGACTGTCAGAAATTCTGGTGGGTCAGTTGAAGCAGAGTATAGATTCCAAAGAACATTCACAGGAGTGTCATTCTCAGCTGGTGTTGGTACTATCTCTACGGATGATGGAACAGAAAGATTTGTAGGAACCGGTACAACACTTGGTGATACATTAAAGAGAAATCACTTCATTGTCAGAGTTACAGATGAAGGAACATCTTTATTTACTGCTGGTGACATTATTGACATGACAGCTGCAAGTAGATCTATCACTGTTCCAACACCATCAGTTGGAGCTGTCGGTACTGCTTCTCTTAATACTCAAGATGCTGGTAACTTTACTGGTACAGTTATTGCAAGTATAGATGATAACTTAGCAGCAGAAAAAACCAAAACATTGTTTTCAGCAAACGTAACCAGCGCAATTGGTACTGTAGTATCAGGTCAGATAGCTGTAGCTTCACCAAATAGAGTTGCAGAATCTGTCGACACGTTAAGAGTATCAGATGTAAATAAACTTAGAAAAGTTGTTGATTCACTTGATCCAAATATTGCTGTGTCGACAGCTATGATGACAAACTCACAGCACTTTATTACATCTAAATACGTTCTTGATACTGGCCAAAGAGATAACTTCTATGATCATGGTAGTATAAGACTCAAGTCTGGAGTAAAGCCTCCTGTTGGACAAATACTAGCATCATTTGATTACTTCACACATTCTGGTGGTAAAGGATACTTTACTGTTGATTCATACACAAATATTGATTATGATGATATTCCAACATATACTAGCCCAATTAGTGGTACAGTTTATGAATTGAGAGACAGTATTGACTTTAGACCAAAGAGACAAAACAGCTCACTTTCTAATACTGAGTTTGTAATAGAAGGTGGTCAGATTCCTCTTAGCGGAACAGCATTGCAGGTAGACTATCAGTTCTACCTTGCAAGAATTGATAAGATTGCTATCAATTCAAAAGATCTAAACTTTATTGTCATTGAAGGAGAGTCGTCAGAGCTTCCTATTACTCCACCAGATAGAAATGGTGCAATGACAATTTATACATTAGAGTTGCCAGCTTATACTTTCTCTACAGACGATATTACTGTAAGACCTAACAATATTAAAAGATATACTATGAGTGACATTGGTGATCTTGATAAGAGATTGACTCGTGTTGAATATTATACTGCTTTGAATGCTCTAGAGAAAACAGCTGAATCTGCAACTATTCTTGATGCATCAGGTCTTGATAGATTTAAGAATGGTATAGTAGTTGATAACTTTACCGGTCACAGTGTAACAGATGTTAAAAATGAAGATTTTGCAATATCGGTTGATCCAAAAAGACAAGAGTTAAGACCTTTCTTTATTGGTGATAGAACTAGAAAATGTATCTATTATCCATTAGACACTAGCTCTGCAAATAGACCTGTACTTAACGACAACCTTATTATGTTACCATTTACTGAAGAAGAATATCTTGCTCAGCCATTGGCGTCAAGAAGTGTTCAGCTCAATCCATTTAACCAAGTTGCATGGGTTGGAATTTTGAAACTGGATCCAGATAGAGATGACTTTGTAAACACAAACAGACTCCCAGATGTAAATGTTAACGTTGCTGGTGATCATGATGCATGGGCAGCTATAGCGGGTAATGCTAGCAAGGCATTTGGTACTGAATGGGGTTCTTGGGAAACCTACTGGACTGGTGTACAAAAATCAGGTATGTCAAACAGATCAGCAAGTTCTAGAAGTGGTAACTATGTTACAACCAATACGTTTAGTAGAACTAAAGTCACTACAACAAACAAACAAAATAAATTTGGTGTAAACACATCTGTCGTTGCTGACTTGCAAACAGATTCGTTAGGTGATCGTGTTGTCGACATTTCTATTGTTCCATATATTAGAACACAAGATATTAATTTTACAGTAAAAGGATTAAAACCTAATACACGTTTCTATCCATACTTTGATTACATTCCTGTCGAAACAACAACAAAACCTACTAATGGTGTTTTTGGAGCTCCTCTCATAAGTGATAATAAAGGTGAATTAACAGGTATCTTTAATATTCCAGATCCAAACCAAGGCCGTGGTATGCCTGAAGAATCCATATTGAAAGGAGCAGGTACAGGCTTTAGAGTTGGTGAAAGAGTGTTCATGGTGATTGATGATCCTTATGGTAGAGAAGATGTTGCTTCTTCGTATGCTGAACAAACATTTGTAGCTACTGGGTTGAAGCAAGTAAAAGAAACAACATACCTCACAACACGTGCACCGGTTATTAGAAGAAAAACATTACAACAAACAAGAACTGTAGTTTCTAAAGTAATAGAAGAAAAACTGATAAGCACATCTAGAGTTTATAGTCCACCACCTCCACCTCCATACCGCGGCGGTGATGGTAGAGATGGCGGCGGCTGTGGTGGTAGACATTCTAGAGGAAATGATGCCTGCAATGGCGGTGATGGATGTTTCCTTGCAGGTACTATGGTTACCATGGCTGATGGATCACAAAAAGCAATTGAAACAATTCAACTTGGTGAAGAAGTTGCTGTTGGTGGAAAGATTTTTGCAAAAGGTGAGTTTCTTGTAAACGATCTATATGATTACAAAGGTGTTAAGGTTTCAGGAAGTCATCCAGTATTAGAAGATGGAATATGGAAAAGAGTTGAAAAATCAACTCATGGTACACCAATAAATAATGAAACAGTAGTTGTCTACAATTTTGGTACAATGAATAGAAGATTGCTTATAGATGGAATTACATTTACTGATTACTTTGAAGCAGATGAAATTCAAGCTATAGAAGTTATGGGTGATGAATATTTTGACAAATGGCGTGATTATAGCGCAGAAAAAAAGAATGCATTGGAGACAAAATTAAATAATGAATGTTAGAAAATGGGATGTTAACAAGGATTATGATATTCTTGTTAAGTGGTGGGACCAGTGGGACTTTGGTAGAGTACCAAAAGATTGTTTACCTCCACTAGGTATTGTGGTAGAATATGATAACGTACCAATTTGCGCTGGTGGATTATATGTATGTGACGGTACATGTTTTGGTTTTATGGAATGGATAGTGGTTAATAAGAATGCTAATTTGAGACAAGCACATAAAGCATTAGGATTATGTATAGACAATATTATGGACCTGGCCAAAGAAGAAGGATGTAAATTAGTATATACTGTAACTGGTGAAACAGCTTTACACAAAAGATATACAAAGTATCATGGTATGGAGTTAAAGGAAAACAATACCAAAACATTTTTAAGGGATTTCTATAACGACTATGATCATGCATGTTTTACAGACCATGATCTCTATGATGAAAGAATGAAGGTTTTAAAAGGATAAAAAATGGCTCAAAGTACAACCTTATATAGGGGTGATTCTCTTGCCCAAACATTCTTTGTGAATAGTGGTAAGCATCCTCTTGGAATATTCTTAACTAAAATCCAATTGTTCTTCCAAGAGAAGGATGATAGTTTTCCTGTATTTTTAGAAATCAGAGAAGTGTTAAATGGTTTTCCATCAGCTGATGAAGTTGTACCTGGAACAGATGTTGCTGTAAATCCTGCGGATGTAAAAGTACCAACTACCATAACAGATATTGATAACATACTAGCTAATCCAACAGATTTTAGTTTTGATGCACCGGTGCACTTAGCTCCTGGTGGTGAGTATGCAATCATAGTATACTCAAACTCTGATAACCATAGAGTTTATACAGCTCAAATAGGTGAAAAAGTAATTGGCTTACAAACTCAAATTACAAGACAACCTTATTCTGGTGTTCTTTTCAAATCTTCAAACTCTTCTACATACGAACCAGATAGCACTCAAGACTTAATGTTTAAAATCTTTAAGGCTAATTTTACAACAAATGAAGATAAAGTTGCATTATTCAAATCACAAGAAATGACACTAAACACACCATTGGGTATGAATGCTAACGGTATTCACCGGCTTGCTGGTGACGTCCCATCAGCAAGAAGAGAATTAAACACCGGTGGCTATAGATATGATTTTCTTCTTGGTCAACTTAATGATATCACTTTTAATGATACAGCTGATATTGATTATAGAATCAAAACAACACCTGAGTCATCTAATACATTAGCTACATCTTTCAGTACTTACAATCCAGAAGGTGAAAACTACTTTACATCAAGACAAATATTCAAAGCTAATGGTGCTATCACAGTACAAGCTACATTGAAGTCTAATAATCCAGATGTTAGTCCTGTCATTGATCAAAGAGGTATGAACTTCATTTACATTAAGAATGAACTTAATAATGCCGAGCTCAGCAACGATCTTGGTGTTATTAATCTGTATGGTGGTTCTAATTACAGAGCAGCTCCAACTGTCACTGTTTCAGCGCCTACTGGTCCAAGTGGTGTAACTGCTACAGCTGTTGCGGTTGTTAACAGTGCAGCTTCAAATTCTGTTGAAAGATTAGTATTCACTAATAAAGGTTCTGGATATATTGAAACACCTACTATTACATTTACTGGTGGTAGTCCTGTAGGATCAAATCTTGCAACAGCAACTGTTTCAGGTGAAACATCACCATCAGGTGGTAACATTATCTCAAAATATATTACAAGAATTATTACACTTGAAGATGGCTTTGATGCAAACTCAGTAAGAATTATTTTTGATGCATATAGAAAAGCACACTCACAATTTGCTGTGTATGTTAAAGCAAAAGCTGATGAAGATCAAACAAACTTTGATGATCTTCCATATGTATTATGTACTGAGGTTGGTACTGCTCCAGCATCAGTTCAAGAAGATCAGTTTATTGAGTATCAGTTCCAAGCACCTGATCCAATTACATATACTGCAGGTGGTATAACATATAATAACTTTAAGCAGTTTGCAGTAAAGATTGCAATGTATGGATCTAATCCAACTGATGTTCCAAGAATTAAAAACTTTAGAGCAATTGCGGTAGATTAATGTCTGAAGAATATGAATCGTTAATTAATAAACCAGAAGTTCATCATGTAAATGTACAAACAGAAAAGCCAGGGTTTACGAGAAACGTACACAGTAAGGCTTTATTGGCAACAGATGTAAATGCATTAAACGCTCATAGAAATAGAAAAAGAGTTTATCAATCTCAGAATGAAGAAATAAATAGTATTAAGTCTGAAGTGAATGAGATTAAAGATATGTTGAGACAACTGCTAGATAGGAAGTAAAATGGCAGGCAGCCCTATAGCTAATGTAGCACTCGATAATACCTTTGACGCTTGGCGTCGAAGAACAAATACTATCTCAGCTCGTTTGAATTCTTTCACTCGAAATGATAGTCAGTTACATGCTAATAATTTATTTGCTAACGTATCGTTTACTGCAGCTAATACTACTATCAATGGTCCAAGATTAGATGTTGCAGGTAATACTGCTTCGTTTACGGCTAATGTAATTATCGCTGGTGCTAATGCAACATTCACCGGTCAGCAGTCTAATACAAACATCTTTACAAACTTCTTCAATGTTTCAGCTAATACAAAATTCTCAGGGGCTGACATTCAGTTCATTGGCCCAGTTACGTTTTCCAATACAGTTTCATTTGCTTCTGCTAATAATACATTTACAGGAGCTAACACAAATATTTTCTCCCGGCAGCTCAATGTAACTGCTAATTCACACATTCAAGGATCTAATCTTACTATCTCAACATCTAAAGTTGTGTTCACTGGTGCTAATACAAACTTCCTTGGTGCTAATACTAATTTTAGTGGTAAGATAAGAATTACTGGTACTACTGAGATGGTCGGCCTAAATACTACAAGTAATAGTATCTCTGGTGCTATTAACGAAGTAAAAACAACAGCTGACGCGTCAGGGGATGACTCGTTAGCATTTGCAATTGCATTAGGATAAAAGATGGCAAATATATTCAGGACATTCACATCTAGAAATATAGGAACGTCATTAACATCTGTTGGTAACTTTAACTCACCAGGTGCTAATGTTTCTACAGTGATTGGTTTGGCTATTTCAAATAAATCAAACTCAGCTATTTTGGTTGATGTTGCTCACGCATCTAACACAGCCAATACATTCATTATTAAAAATGCTCCTATTACAGCAGGTTCTACGTTGGTTCCTATTGGTGGTGATCAGAAGATCGTTCTCCATGGTGAATCAATTAAAGTATCGGCTAACACTGCTGGCGCAGTAGATGCTGTAATGTCAGTGCTAATTCAAAACGGAGCGTAATATGTCATATCTTGGCAACCCGCTCACTAACGGATTCGATTTTATCGATAAGCAGTCGTTTACTGGTGATGGTACAACGACTCAATTCACTATGCGTGATCCTATTTCAAGACCAGAGATCATTGAAGTATTTGTTGGTAATATTCGTCAAGAGCCAGGTGTTGCTTATACAGTAAACGGAACAACACTTACATTTACTGGTGCACCACTTCCAGGTGAAGCAATCTACATTGTAAACAATAACTCAGCTATTCGTTTAAATGAACCAGCACCAAATTCAGTTGACACAAGCCAAATAAAAGATGGAGCAATTACTCAAGCCAAAATTGATGCTAGTGTATCGCTTGGTGGTTCACAATTTAAAGGTAATAATGGTACTATAGGTAATGCTGGTAATCTTGGTGATATCTTTAGAGTGAATGGACAAACTCTTACTACAAATACACAGATAAATACAACAGAGAATGCATCAGCAGCTGGTCCTGTTACAGTGGATGCTTCAACAACATTAACAGTTAATGGATACTTGTCAATAATATGAGCAGTCAACTTAATATTAAAAGAATTGCGGGTTTAACATCAGGTGTAGGAAGTCATACCCTTACGCTTGAAACCGGTGGTGCTGATAGAGTAAATGTAACCAATACAGCAGTTACTATGTCAGGTAACCAAACTGTATCTGGTAACCTTACAGTATCAAGCAATCTTGTTGTTTCAACTATTAAAGAAGGTGTTGGTGGTTCTAATACTGCAATGACTATTGATACTACTGGTCGTATTTTGACACCTAATAGGCCAGTGTTTCGTGCAACAGGGCCAAGTCCATCAGCCGTAAATAATCAAAACTACACAACAGCAACAAAACTTACCTTTTGGGATAATGAAATTTTTGATGTTGGATCTAATTTTGATTCTACAACTAACTACCGCTTCACTGCTCCTGTTACTGGTTATTATCAATTTAATTGTAGTGTTCAATTTAGAGATTTAGTCGGTGGATATGCATATCTTTATTTTTACAAAAATGGATCTGCTTACACTGGTGCTCGTGCTGAAGCTGAGACTGATGCAACAATTGATAGATGGCAACTTAATCTCAATGATGTAATTCAGTTAAATGCTACACAATATGTTGAAGTTTATATGGAAACCAGTTCAGACACTAGTTTAGATTTTGTAGTTGATGAATCCAACTTCAATGGATTTTTGATAGGATAAATAAATGAATACTAATAATTTAACACAACAAGGATAGCATTATGGCTAGCACATTAAAAGTAGATAGATTAGAAACCTTAGCAGGTTCTGGAAATATTACGGTAGCTACTGGTGCAACCTTCTCAGGCAATGTAACATTTTCTGGTGGTAGCACCGTTTCTGGTAATACAACATTCACTAATTCTACAATTACCGGTAATACCACATTTAATGATTTAATTTTAGCTAAATCAGTTGTTGGTACTACCAATACAGCAACCGTAGGATCAACAACAGCTGATTCAACTGTAACTTTGAATTTTGATCAAAGTCAGAATTTTGTACTAACACTAGCAAATACAATTTCATTGGCTAACCCAAGCACAGAAGCAGTTGGCCAGTCTGGATTCATTGTCTTTATACAAGATGCATCTGGCAGTAGATCAGTCACACTTGGTACAGATTATGAAACACCAGCATCTGGGGGGATTACACTATCAGCGGGTAATGCTGATACAGACGTAGTTCCATACATTGTAATTGCCTCCAACAGAATTTTGTTAGGTGCACCACAGTTGGATTTTGGTTAAGGATAGAATATGTCAGGACCTTTTGGAACAAATGGTTGGGGATATGATCTCGGCCTAGGATTTGAAAACTGGGGCGGTCTCATGAATAGCCAGGTTAGAGGTGTATACGCGTCTGGGAGCGGTGTATATAATCTATCAACAGCTGGTACAGTGAGCTATTCTACTACTGGTGGGGGTATGTATGTTATTGGTTTGCATCAAAAAGTAGGTAGATGGATTGGTATAGCTAATGGTACAACCATTCAAGGACAAACAGGGCAGATGTATAGTCAGGGTGGTATTTTTCAATGGCAATCTTCAGGTTATTTGACTTATAGATTCAATGGCATTTCTTTTACTTATACAAACGGCACATATAGTTACGCAACAGACATACCTTATGTAATTTTAGACATGACTGATACTAGTGGATATGCAAATCAGATAAGATTATATGGTGGAGATGATACATTGATTAATACATTTAATTATGATACAAATACTACATGGAATGTTTATACATGTAGTTTTGATGGTACAAACTGTGCATATGATTTAGAACCAATTGGTCAAGCAAACTACTCGTTTTCATAGGAGATAAATTAAAATGGCTTGGATGTATAATGGATCAGAGATCACACCAAACCAATCATTTTTGAATACCGACGGTTATAGAGTTGGTAAAGGTTGGGCAAGATTGCCCAACGATGCAAAAACTGCACTTGGTATTACATGGCAGGATGATCCAGCACCATCAGTAGATCTAGCTACTTTGAAGAGTGATGGAACAGCTGCAATTAAACTTACAGCTCGCAGGTTGATTGATAATTATGATTGGTATATAATTAGAAAGTATGAGCTTGGTACAGAAGTACCAGCTGCTGTAACAACATACAGAGCTGCTGTTAAAACTGCATGTGATAGTATTATTGCTAACATAGATGCATGTACAACTGTTGATGAATACAATGCATTGAATATCAACGATGCTGAAAACTTGGATGATTGGCCAGACCTACCTGTTGTATAATTTTTATGAGGATAAATTATGAGTAATGATAATGAGAATAAAAGAATTGAATCCTTATTTGCCGTTCCTTTGTTTATTAAAGATTTCAAATTTCAAGAAAAAAACCGTTTCATTGAAAATGCAAGACAATATCCTGCAAAAGAAATCAGCAACGCTGGCGGTTTCCAATCTGATTTCCTAAATCCTTCCGATGAAGTAGTTGCTGATTTTATGAATCAAGCAATGGAAGATGTAACAGCTGCAGTAGGTTTTCTCGGTGTTGAATCGAGTACTAGCTTTGCAGTTGATGGTATTTGGATGAATATTAATGACACTGATCACTGGAACCATATTCATAATCATCCAGGTGCTGATTTTGCAGTTGTTATTTACTTAAAAGTTCCAGAAGATAGTGGTGATATTGTTTTCTATAGCAATGATCCAATTAAACAGTATATGTCTTTTTACTCAACACCACTACTAAAAGACACTCCGTTTAGTCGATTGCAATATGCACATACTCCTACTGAAGACTCAATGGTTATTTTTCCTGGACATGTTTTTCATAATGTTCAAGTCAACGAGTCCGATAAAGAAAGAGTATCTGTTGCATTTAACTTGAAAGTGAATAGAAATAACAGACAGCTAGCTTCTAATAGTTGGTAATTATGTCTTTGTTATCTAAAAATATTGAAATTGGTTTTTGTCATCCATCGGCTCCTATGATGGAGATAAATGAACCAAAGCCATTACAGACATCAGATGTTAAACAACCAAATACATTAAGGAAGGATACAATCTTTCAAAGATGTCCAGCTGTTCAAACTTATATGTATAACTCTTTTAGAGTCGATTATACGTTTTCAGTTGATTTCAATGTTAATGATCAACAGCTCTTTAGTAGTGATCCAAAATACCTAGCTAGATTTGAGGATAGGGAGCCATTCTTTTCATGGGTTGGTAATATATTTGAATGTCTTTGCACTGATGTGTTTTTCTTTTCTGATACACCTGGAGTAAAGATGTTAATACATCCTCATAAGGATAGTCCTTTAGCACCAGTTATTCCAGCTATAGTTGACATATACAAGTTTCCAAGAGTAACACACTCGAGTGTTTTTCTATCAGAAGGTCAAAAGATTTCAATTAAGAAAGGTGACCCAGCATACAATGTAACTTTTTTTACACCAAATGAAGAGCGAGTAAAACTAGTACCATGTAGCAGACCTGATCTATTAAATTATTTAAAAGAGAGAGAAAATTATAATAGATTAACAATGGCTATGAAGTGGAAAAACTTGTTTGATGATAGTTTAAGGTTCAAGCCTAAGAATCAGATCAAAAAATTTAGATTGACAGATAAGTAATATCATGTTTTCAAATGTGTGTTGATGAAAGATAAATAAATCAAGATAACACAAAGGAAATTAAATGCCTTACATTGGAAGACAACCACTCACAGGTAGATATACACAGCTGGACGATATTTCGTCTCAGTTTAATGGTACTCTTACTACTTTTGTATTAAAGAACGGTGGAGACCCACAAAATATATTTGTACCTAACGCACTTATTATAAGTCTTGGTGGTGTTATTCAAAAGCCAACAGTAGACTTTACTGTATCTGGTAGTTCAATTATCTTCACCACACCACCTACAAGTGGTACAACATTTTTCGCGTATCTACTAGGTGATACATTAAATGTAGGTATGGCTTCTGATAATGCAGTACTCACAAGATCAATTGCTGATGGTGCTGTAACTGGTCCTAAGTTAAATGATGTTCTACAAGTTGCATCTTCCAATGTTGTCTTCTCTGGCGCAAACGTAGTCTTTGCAAACACAACTCATGTAAACTTTACTGGTGCTAATGTTGTTGGTCTTTCTGGTGTTGGTGGTTCTAGCGGCGGTGGAAGTATAAACGGTGTAACAGTTATATCAGAAACCGCTAATGGTGATTTAGATTTTTCCTTCTACAATACAAACACTAACATAAATATGACAGACCCATATGTGCAAGCATTCTTTAGCTCAAGGTCAAATACAACTATCAGCTCAACTGGATTTTTAACGGTGACATTTTAATGGCTCATATAGGTAAACTAAGATTTAATTGGAGAGGCGTTTGGGTTTCTGGTACAAACTATAAACCAGACGACATGGTACAGTATAAGGGCCAAACGTTTATCTGTAATGCTAATACATCTTCAACAACAAGTCCACAAGATAGATTATCAACTAACTCAGATAATCCAGGTACTTCTGGTACTGACTGGACATTATATTCACACTCCGGTTTAGGTGGTGATGCAAATAGAGGTGAGACTGGTTTCAAAAGTTCAAACACATTTATGTTTGGAACAAGCAGAAGTTCACACGGTCACTTAACAAATTCATACTGGCGTTCAGGAACATATTATCACGGTGACAATGTTCAATACATTGCTAATAATGGTGTAAGTGGTACATATAGAGTTAATGTTGCATCAACAACTTTACCGCCAGCTAATACAACAGCAAACCCAACTACTGATTGGGATCGTATTGCTTTTGGTACATCAAGTTATAATAAAACAGCACTAGTACATCCAGATTGCTCGGAACCTTTTCCTAACTCAGGTTATATCCTTAGAAGTCAGTGGTCTGGTAATAATATGATTGGTAACTCAACCCCTGCTTGGTTTGGTGATACGTATGGATATGGGGTAACCGATTCAACTCAGTATTTCGATGGTGGATGTTGTTTTATAAATAAAAACTTTTTACCAGTTACTATTCCAGGTGATGGTGCAGCTAATCGTTCAAGTAGCCCACCTTTTGAAAATGTTGATAATTTTTGGACTTCATCTGAAGTACCGTTTAGACATTTAGATTATCTTGATGGTGTGCTTGATACACCAGATGGTGAACCTCCTAAAGTTTCAATGTTACTTAAAGATGCCGCTGGTACATTGGTATTGTTTAACAATGGTGAAGTACATTACTATGGTGCTAACACCAAGGGTCAAGCAGGTAGAGGTACTCTTACGAATGAACAAAATGGCGCTTTTAATAGATGGGGTTATGCGAACGTAAACATGACTGGTGAAACAAAAGTTCTTAGAGGCAAAAAAGCTATTCGAATTGCTATGACATTAGGATATTCAAATAATACTGATACAGCGTGTTATGCTCTTATTGAATATAGTGCAAACAATACAAATGAAATTTGGCATTCAGGTGATAATCATTATGGCCAAGGTGCAACAGCTGGGGCAGTAGATAACACTGTTCCAACTCACATTACAACTGGTGCAAATGGTTGGGATCAGGCCGCCTTTGGTAATCCAGTAGATATATGGGCCAATGGTGGTACTTATGGTAGAATATGGGCATTGACTCAAACAGGTAAAATGTATGCATGTGGTTACAATGCTGACGGTCACTTAGGTGTAGGAGATACATCTAATAAAACTCAGTGGACATTGGTTAAAGACTGGGGTACAGTAGGTGGTATCAAAAAGTTTGCTACTTCTGGTAATCGGTATAATGTTGCCGCTGTTGTTGCTGGTAATGGTACACTTTGGACATGGGGTGAAAATGCTGCTGGTGCATTAGGTCAAGGTGATACAATAGATGAATCATCACCAACACAAGTTGGGTCTGATACTGATTGGCAAAATGTTTGGGTATTTGGTGGCGCTGGCACTGGTGATCATGTCACTTTTGCAACAAAAGGAACATCTGAAACAGATAATGATCTTTATGCGTGCGGAGATGGTGCTAACTATGTTCTTGGTCAGGGTACTACAACAGATTCAAACGTATTTGTACAGCCTTTAGATAGCTACGGTGCTACAATATCAAATATTGTAAATGTAAAACCTATTACTGGTACTGGTGCCGTTCATATAGGTATTGGTTTAGAACAGTATATAGCTGATACAAGTATAACAAATCAAAATGGATATAAGACAAGATGGTATTTCCAAGGTGATCAATATGGTAATGTTTTTGAATTAGGTAGTGCAGCATCACCGGCTGACAATACCCTAGATGCTGATTTACCTAAACCTTCTGCATCAGCTACAGAGCAGTATTATTATCATCAAAACCTAAGAGTTTTCCCAGGTGTTAATCCTTACAGAATTTCATTACAAACAAGAGGATTTACCACTACAACGTCGGCCGCTATATACTTTGATAAAGATGTAGGAAGAGTTATTGCTACAGGAGCAACTTATTATGGGCTTGACACATTCTCAGCTCCAGGTGATTTCCCAACACAAGGTACAGATGTTGAAACAAAAGGCGGTACCGTCTTTTTGCCAGGTAATTAGGAGTAGATAATGGCAACCATAATTAATTTAGGTAAAGTTAAATTTGAATTTAAAGGGGACTACTCCAACACTGTTACTTACAATGTTGATGATATTGTTGTTCATCAAAATGCTAAATTTATCTATAAGAATGCAACTAGCTCATCAAACAACGATCCTTTGATTAGAGACACTAACTGGCAATATTCGGCTGCTGCAGAAGCACGTGATCCGGATATGAAAAAGTTTAAAGTAAATACTACATATTGGGATTACTTTGAATCAGAAAACCAATTTGGTGAATATGTTGGTAATTGGTCTAATAGTACTATCTATCTTACCGGTCAAGTTGTAACAGGGGCTAGTGGTGCAGCATATTACGCTAAGAGAACATCTAAAGGTGATGATCCTGTATTTAATAATTATGGAACATGGGAACTATACATAGAAGGCGGTCCTGTTATACATGACAGAAAAATTACTCGTCTTGTAAATGAAAATCCAGTAGGTTGGAGAGGACATCCAAAACTAAGCCTTCATGCTAACACTGGTTGGGCAAATACTTGGAACGGTAATATTCCATTGAATACATATGGAGCTAATGGACAAAGCGAACTTTATAATGCAGCTACACCTACAACCATGACTACTCATGGAGGCTTTGTTGGTGTAAAATGGGATGGAAGTCTTGCCGGTTGGGCTTGGGGTAGTTATTATGGTGGACCATATAATACCAGTGCAAGTCAAGGTGGTGAAACAACACTTCCATACGATCCAAATGCACATTCAAGATTTTATTATGATACAGCTGTAAGAACAAGTCCTCTTTATGGAGGACATGATACAGATAATCAATATGTGAATGCTGATGAATACACTTTACCAGCACTTCAAAATGTATTTGACACACCAGGTACTTCAGGTTGGCCATCAATTATGTCTATTGCAGGTGGTGCAGCTCACGGTTCTCTTATGAGTGATGGAACTATTACTTTAGGTATTACTACTGGTTATAATGGTTCAAGTAACCCTGGAGGGGCTTCAGAAAACACTGAACATACATCTGGTAATTATTCTTACAGTAAACAAGATTTTGGTAATAAAAGAATAGTTAAACTAGCCATGGCCTGTGGTAATTTCACCACAACCGCAGTAGCCGGCTTACATCAAGGACATGCAATTGCACTTGATGAAGATGGTGAGATTTGGACATGGGGTGATAATACTTATGGTCAATGTGGTCTTGGTCCTGAAGCAGGAAGTGATCCAAAAACTACATATTTGGGTGGTTTTGGTGAAGATATAACAACTGATGTAACATCTCCAGTTAAAATACCATTGTCACAATTTGAAGATGAAAGAATTGTAGATTGTTGGGCCGTTGGTGAATTATTTGGAATGAGTGTAGTGCTTACACAATCAGGTTATCTTTGGACTTGTGGTTATAATGGTTTGGGTCAACTTGGACATCCAACAGATTCAGGTACACAAACTGCCACTCATTGTGCTATATTCCGTAAGATTGATATAGATTGGAATGCATATAATGGAATTCAAAAAATTCTTATTTCTGGTTGGGAACGATATCAAACTTTTTATGTATTAGATGGCCATGGTCATGTTTGGTCTTGGGGCTATAATGGTGTTGGTAATTTAGGTGATGGTTCAACCACTAATCATAATAACACTATAGATGTGGCAGGAAGTCCAGCTACGTATAGAAGAACAAGTTGGCCGCAAGGTAACACGACAGTTAATATGTGGGCAACAGGTCACTATAACTATGGTAACCTTTGGACTGCTCAAGCTAATGGAGCTGTATATGGTGTAGGACATAATGCCTATTATGAACTTAATAATAGCACTTTAACAAATAGCACAGTAAATCAATCAACACCAGTGATAGCTAGCGATATTTCTTATC